CAGATATTTTATATGCATGGGAAAATACAGATTAAGCGAAAACGAATTCGAGTCTAAAACAGAAGCAATTAAACAAGCAAGAAAAATAAATTGGAATAGAATATTACAGGTGTGTATGGTAATAAATCAACTAAACGAAAAAAAATAAATCTATGAGCAGCAGAAGAGTAACACTAGGAGGCGAGCGCCTCGGAGGTGGAAAGAAAAATAAAGTAGCAATGCATGGGTTCAGCAGATCGAACCATGACTTAAGCCACGTAGTAAGAACAACAATGAGCGCAGGAACATTAGTTCCGTTCATGAATCTAATAGGACTACCCGGCGACTCATTCGACATAAACCTAGACGTGGACGTAATGACATTACCAACACTAGGGCCCTTATTAGGGAGCTTCAAAATACATTTAGACGTATTTTGGGCACCAACAAGACTATATCAAGCAGAACTACACATGAACAAACTAGCGATAGGAATGAACATGAGTAACGTATTGTTACCACAATACGAAGTAGACGGAAATATACCAGACGCAACAAAACCAATGGACAACCAACAGGTACACCCTGCGGCATTAATAAAATATCTGGGAGTAAGCGGGCTAGGATACAAAGCAACAAGCCCACTAAAAAGGAGATTCGATGCAACACCATTACTGGCGTATTGGGATATATACAAACAGTATTACGCAAACAAGCAAGAAGCAAACGGGGCAATGATTCACAACAACCCGCAGCCAGTATTACCAACAATATCAGGTTGCGCAATGCAAACAGCAATACCAACGGGAGCAATCGCAATAGCACCAGCAGCAATTGTGAACGTAAATTACCAATTAAATGACCAGAGTAACATAGTGGTAACATTTACAGGAGGAACGCTAACAGCATCGATGCAACCAAATCAATTGATATTTGATTTGTCAGGAGAACCGTTCCCAACAATAAGTGGAGCAGTATTGTGCAAACAATGGACAGTAGACGTAGCTAATAACAGAATGATAGGGTCAAATTTCTATAAACAGAATTTGATAATAGGAAGAATAGCGGTAACAAATAACGCGGCAAATGTAAATTTAACACCGCAGATATATAGATTCCCATTGGCAAACATTGACGCAATGAGAGCAAATATATTAGCGTTCCCGGGTGGAAACCCGTACGTTATACCAACCGCATGGCCATCCGGAGCACCATACAGCAGCCACCAACACAAACACGTAACAGCAGCAGGACCGCCAGAAGTAGCAAATTACGCGGCAATGTTCACACAAGAAGGACTAGGTTTAAGGACATACGCAAGCGACCTGTTCAATAATTGGCTAGAAACTGGTATAATAGACGGAGGAACAGGAATAACAGAAGTAACGAAGGTAAACGTAGTAGGAAACAAATTCACGATTGACGAATTAAACCTACAAAAGAAAGTTTACGAAATGTTAAACCGAATAGCAATATCAGGGGGAACATATGACGACTGGCTCGACGCATCATACGACCACATGAGAACAAGAGCGACAGAGTCACCAGTATACCTAGGAGGAAAACTAGCAAACCTAGTATTTCAAGAAGTTACAAGTACGGCAGCCGCTGGAACGAACCCATTGGGAACATTAGCGGGAAAAGGTAGGATGGGGTCAATAAAAAAAGGCGGAAAGATAACAGTGAAATGCGATGAACCGGGCAGAATAATTGGCATAGTAAGCCTAGTGCCTAATATAGACTATAGTCAAGGTAACGAATGGAGCAGCCAACTAAAAACAATGAACGACTACCATAAGCCGGGACTAGACGAAATAGGATTCCAAAACTTAGTAACAGACCAAATGGCATGGTTCGACAGTACGCAATTTTCAGTCTCAGGAGTAACATACAGAACAGCAGGAAAACAACCAGCTTGGATTAATTACATGACAATGGTAAATAAAGTGTACGGAGCTTTCGCAGACCAAAACGACCAAATGTTTATGGTATTAAACAGAAGGTACACCGCAACGTTAACAGGTGGAACAACAAGAATAGACGACTTGACAACGTACATAGACCCAACAAAGTACAACCACATATTTGCAGACACTAGACTGGATGCTATGAATTTTTGGGTACAGATTGGCATGAGAATTGAAGCGCGGAGAAAAATGAGTGCAAAAGTTATACCAAACTTATAAAGAAAATGAAGCAAAATAAAATTCGGCCACCGTGAGAAAAACAGTATAAAATATTGACCTCCATAAATGAGCAAGGTTAAACGATCACGAGGTCGACAATATGGTAGGACATTAAAAAAATGGACTCAACAGAAGTAAAATAAAGAGTAGATGTAATATAAAACAATAAAACAAATGGAAAAGCCAAAATTAATAATAATACAGAAAAATAATTCGATAGTAAGTACCGAAGGCGAGCCGATAGAACTACAAGTAGAGAGGCTAGTAAGTAACGGAGAACCGACAGAAGGAGAAGCACCGTTAGTATATCAAGAAAGAGCGGAAGGAGTTGCCGCACAATATAACATAAGAACAGACAGATTTGAAATAGCGATTGAAGCAATGGAAAAAGTAGCTAAGAGTTACGAAGCGAGAAGAGAAGAAAGAGCAGAAGCACTAAGAGCAGAAGAAGAAAAGGGAGACCCTAGTCAATCCACGGTCAAAAAAGATTAGTACGCGTGTATTCATATATATCAAGTAAATATAAAAGCTTTTAAAAAAGCACGAAAACAAAATGCCAACAGGACCAATAAGCGCAGCAGCTGAAGCAGCCATAAGCGTAGGACAACAAGGAATGGCGATGCTAAACGATAGCATCGCCAGCAAAAGACAATTCAAGTACAATAAAAAAATGCTTGAAGAAAGCACAAAGGCAAACAAAGACATAGGAAGATACAACCAAGAACTAGCCTACGAAATGTGGGACAGAACAAACGCAGACGCGCAAGTAAAACAATTACAGAAAGCAGGATTGAGCACAGGGCTAATGTACAAAGGAAGCGGAGCGGGTGGAACAACAAGCGGAGGAGCAGCAGGAAGCGTAGGCGGACAAGGTGTAAGCATGGCAAATAGCGCAGGAAGTATGGGAATGTTACAACAAAGTTTGATGCAGGCACAAATAGAAAACCTAAAAGCGGATGCAGACAAAAAGAAAGTAGAAGCCAACAAAATAGGAGGAGTAGATACCGAAGAAACAAAAGGCAGAATAGGCAACATAGCGGCAGACGTAGCAAACAAAGGAGTGCAAAAACAAATAATGGAATTCGATGCAAAGCTGAAAGAGATAGATACAAGAATTAGCACAAACACAGAAACAGCAAGAAGCGAATCACCAGAATTAGTAAACAGGCAACTAGTACAATCAATTGAAAAAATAGTGGCAGAAACTAGAACAGCACAAGCAGAAGGAACAATAAAAAGCGAAGCAGCAGACAGTCTAATAATGCAACTAAAAGCAAATGCAATAGAGCAACAACTAAGAATAGGACTAGCGCAAGGAGGAATAATAAAACAAGGCGTGGAAACAGCACAGATAAGAAGAAACACGGAAAAAATAGCAAGCGAAATAGCGAAGATGTACACAGACATGAGGATAGGTAACGAATCAGTAAACCAAAGAGACCTAGAAATACAGATAAAACAAAAGTTAGCGGAATTAACAGAAAAGGACGTAGAATTTAGAACAGGCTGGGGAGCAGAAACAGAAAGAGCGAGCAGAATAATAGAAAACAGCGCAGGAGCAATAGGGAAAATATTACCAATAGGCAAAGCAATCCGAGGGAAAGACTTTCCAACAAAAAAACCAGAATGGATGAGCGATAAACATTGGGAACAGATAAACAACGACTAAAAGAATAAATTCGACCGAGACCCGAAACGGGAATCGGTCGGATTGTCGTGGACGCTAGTCGCTATACGTGTACAAGCATACAGACTGCGATAACGTGATACAGTAAAGGTTGGAAAAAATTAGGCATTTGGAGGCTAAAGCAAAAGTAAAATGTGTTTATACCCGAAATTAATTAATAACAGAAAGTACACTAAAACAAAGAAGAACAAGGGAGTAATACCAGAATGCAATGATGAAAGACTAAAGAAAGTAGCAGTAGGATGCGGTAAATGTATAGAATGCAGAAAACAAAAAGCCAGAAGTTGGGCAGTAAGACTAAAAGAGGAAACGAGAGAAAACAAAACAGGAAAATTCGTAACACTAACATTTAACAATGAAAGCTACATAGAGTTAGCTAAAGAAATAGAGATAGACGGATACGCCAGAGAAAACGCAATAGTAACACTAGCGTGCAGACGGTTCTTAGAAAGATGGCGAAAGAAATACAAAGTAAGCGTAAAACATTGGCTAGTAAGCGAACTAGGAAGCGGAAGATATGAACACGTACACCTACACGGAATAATATACAGCGATGAAGTAGAAGCAATAAAGGAAAAATGGGCATACGGATACGTATTTATTGGACAGTATGTTAACGAAAAATCAATAAATTACATGGTCAAGTACATAAACAAAGTAGACGAAAAACACAAACATTACAACCCGGTAATACTATGCAGCCCGGGCATAGGGTCGAAATACATGGAGAGAAGCGACTGGATAAGAAACAAATACAAAGAAGGAGAAACCAACGAGTTATATACATCAAGATCAGGACATAAACAAGCATTACCAATATATCTGAGAAATAAAATATATAGTGAAGAAGAACGAGAAAAACTCTGGATTGAAAAACTTGATAAAGGGGAGAGATATGTATTAGGAAAAAAGGCAGAAAATTGGGAACATTACATAGGAATGTTAAACGAAGCTAGAAACAAATCGGAATGGCTAGGGTATAGAGGAAGCGAACAAGATTGGGACGAGAAATTTTATGAAATAGAACAAAGGAACTTAAAATTTAGAAAACGTAAAAATGATTTGGAAAACAGAAATAACAATAGTAGATAAAGCAACGGGTGAAGAAATCACGCGGAAACACATTAGTCAAGGACTATATGTGGTAGAATCAATTAAAAAAAACAAAAGTAAATTTGAAAATGGAAAAGGAATTAGAAGGATCACATGGGTATGCATTAGAAACCCCCAACAAAGAATCTGGTGAAGAACTGATAACACAAGTAGAAGACACACCATTTAGTGTAGTAAATATGGACAGCAGATATTTTATATGCATGGGAAAATACAGATTAAGCGAAAACGAATTCGAGTCTAAAACAGAAGCAATTAAACAAGCAAGAAAAATAAATTGGAATAGAATATTACAGGTGTGTATGGTA